GACATGGCGGATGAAATGTTTATATCACTCCCACTCGCAAGTATAGGTATAACGATCTGTGCACCTGTTATGAGATTTGAGAATACGAGATTCGAAACGTCGGTTGTCGAAACAACGAGCGGTGCCGTTCCGTACGTTTTTTCTTTTGCATCTACCGTTATAGTACCTGAAGTTACCGAAGCCGTTATATCCGTATTCGTTAATTTTATGTTTTGTGAAGTTGTATTTCCCGAAACAGTTAAAGTGTTCGTTATTACACCACCGAGAGTAAGTACATTTGCGGTTACATTGGAACCTACTGCTGAACTTACTACATCATCTAAACCAAATGGTGACGCTGTAATATTTAACCCTCCTATGGTAATATTATCCGCCGAAACGTTACCCGAAACCGTGAGTACATTAGACCCGAGTGAGTTTATTGTAAGGTTCGAACCTATCAATACATTTGCATTTTCTTCTGATACGTTATAGAATATATCACCTCTTAATCCTCCTGAGTCATAAATTTCTCCCGTGATAGTGTTGTACGATAAAACGTTTCGTGATGGGGACGCATAACTTGGATCGAGTTGGATCGCGTTCACGACGAACAAATTGGATTTTGTTCCACTCGTTGATTTAAGCGTGATTTTGTTTACAAAATCAATATTTGAAGTTATTTCAATACCGGTTGTTGCGTTTGAAAATCGAACGACGTTAGATGATATATTACCACTATCTGTAATTTCCTGTAAAGTTGAAGGAATGTCATCCCATGCTATTCCAGTCGCAGAACTTCTAAGAAACCTTTTAGTTGAATCACCTGGTGTATACGGTGAAAGTGTAGACAAAGCAGTTCCTGATACCGGTCCTAATAATAATTCATTTTCTGCTACTGAAGTTAAACCGGTACCACCTTCGGTAATTAATACTTGTGAACTCAATTTTGAGGGGTCGAGAGATGTAATAGCCGAACCATCACCATAAAATTTATTTGCTGTAACATTTCCAGTAACGACTACATTACCAGAAGCTGTTATCGAAGTTAATGTATCTGTAGCTAAAATAGTAGATGCATTCACATTATCACTATTAACGTTACCATTCAAAGTAATTACATTTACATTATCCCCTACGACGTTACTGTTTACTGTAATTGCATTTAAATTACCTGATGTGAGTGTTAAGTTGTTTTGTGCGATAATATTACCAAGAACACGAAATGTAATAAGATTTGCGTCTGTATACAATACATGGTTATCTGTGACGACATTATCTGTGTACCCAAGTACTAATTCGTGTTCGTAAACATCTTGATCATCGGGTTCGCCGTGGTGTATAAACGCAACATTATGTTCGGGGTGTCCCATGATTATACCAACATCGAGTGAATGCGACACGTTGTTATTTGCGATACCCAAAACGCGATCGTTGATAACTAAAGAGTTCGACTCAATAGTGAACGTGTTACCTAGAACTGATAAATTACCAGTGATTTCGACATTTGATGATATTGTAGTTGTATCACCGGAATATTCTATTACCGAATCGTGTAAAAACTTATCCGAACCTACTATTGGCACGAAACCCGATCTTAACCCCGAAACCTGTATGTTACTTCCAACGTGAACATTACCACTCGATATGAAACCGGTTGTTGCGTGCGTTGATTGTATGGTATTTTGCGTCGAGTTACTCCACGACGTAACCATATCCAAAGTTTGGTTATTTGCACTCAAATTTGAAGCGAGTATCTTTTTGAGTTCATTACCTGAACTGTTCACGTAAACGTAAGTTGGCTGTGCATAAACTTCCTCTGCGTTCGGAATATCGTTCGAACGACCAACACCTGTAACAAGAATTTTATCACCGGATTTAACAACTATACCAACGTTTTGTATTTTATCCGTGTTATTAAACGGGACTGTATTCATTAACCCACCGGGTGTGGTGTTACTCACATAAAGTATTTCACCTTTTTGAAAATTCGCGTCAAACGCCATACCAAACGTACCAAAAGTGACGACGTGTCCGTTTTCGTTTTGGTTTATAGAACCATCCATAACAATACCTATAGCAGGCATGGTTGAAGCGCTCGATGAATCCGCTTTTCTTACTTCGGGTGTATCTCCAGAACCATCGTGTATATAAACAACATTACCTTTATAAAGATCTTCACCCGCTTTAACTTCTATGGAAGTAAAGTCTATGTAATCGTCTATCCAATTTCCATCGATATAAAGTAAACTTTTATGGTCGTTTGGATCCGTTATGATGACATTAGAGAGTTGGCCGAGTTTAACACCCACATTAGACGTAAGATCGGTCGTAAACGCCGTGTGTGTATTCGTAAACAGAACTGTATTCGAGGTTGAATTACTCGTATCTGTGACTTGTTGAAGAGTGACGTTTGAGAGAATACCACCGTCACCTTTAAAGAACCCGGACGTTGTTTCTATATTTCCGGATGTGATTGTTAAGTTGTTCTGTGCTATTATGTTACCGTAGACGTGTAAATCTATGACATTAGAAGAATCGGGTACGATTTCAGTATCTGACGCACTATTTAATGTATATCCGATCATCATTTCATTTTCATCGCCTCGGAATGTTATGGTTGGGTTTGCATTACTATTGGGTTGTTGCATGATAATACCAATATCGGTAGACGTACTCGGGTTATTATTCGCGAGAGATATAATTGGATCTTTAAATACAGTGTTTATGGTATCAATGAATGTCGTTGTACCTTCAACCGTAAGATTACCTGAAATAATTGCATCTTCACTAACTTCTAACTTTTTTGATTTTAAATAATTCGTTGTGTTAACGTTTCCAGTAACGTTTAATATATCCGAACCTATATCGTCTACGAACAAATTTGAACCAACATCTAACGTGTGAATAGGTGAAGTATTTATTATACCAACGTTACTATTGGTTATAAACGCCGTAACAGGTGTATTGAATTCTATAGTTTTAGTCGCAGCGGCATTACCTTGTGTAATAATATTATCTAGAGTCAAATTTGATAAAAAGTAACTGTCCCCGTGGTAAAATGCGGCGCTGACATTACCGGTTGTACTGAACGCGTTTATAGATTCAGTTGGATTTTGCAAAAATGTACCCGAACCTAGACTTAAACCTGTTATAGTTGGGTTATTATTAGCTAGACCGATATGATCTACCGTAATCGAATCGGTGTTTATTCTACCCGCAACCTGAATTTGATTAGTCACACTAGAATCTATTAAAACAGACGGACCTATTCGCACTTCACCTCCATCAGTTACGTGAAATTCTGAACCTACATCGAGTGCGTGCGCGGGATTAATATTTGATATACCTACATTAGAACCAGGTAAAGTTGTAAATGCTGTTGTAACATTAGCAAAGTGTGGTACGGAACCTGTTATAACATTACCTATTAATGACGCAGCTTCTAATGTTATACCTCCTAAAAGTGAGGTTAAAACACCTGTATCAACAACTTCTTTTGTTTCGGAATTATACCCTATAAAAGTTGCATCTCCTACATCTGCCTGGCGTAGTGGTGTCATATATATAGTTCCCGGTGTAGATGCTTCTATATCAACGTTAGATGCATTAAATACAATCGTGTTTTCAGCCTGGTTGTCCATAGCGTTTTTACCAAACCGGATTTTGGTAGACCGCTCGATGGTAGGTATGTTTTTAACCATTTAATATAGGTACGTATTTTAATTTGCATAGATGAGACCAGCCATACCATTTTCTATACGAAGTATATTATAGTTTACGGCATATATAGGATCATTTATGACCATGGTCTGGCTAACCACCTTTGCTGAATCTAAACGACTAAAATTGAGTGTTCCTGTCGGCTGGAGTGAACTTGTTGATAAACAAAAACAGTATAAGAAGAAATCTGGTGATGTGACGAAATTTGTATGGTAATAGTTCATAACATCTATGAAATGCGGTTTCGCCCATTTAAAATTACCAATATCTAACCCGTTTATTTCGATTTTAATTTTATTTGTTGTAGACGTTAAAGCACCTTCGGTTGTTGTATCTGAAGATGCAATATACTTAACTGGGTGGTTAAACGTCAATTCTTGAACTAATTCATTGGATGGGATACTTTTTTGAACCTGTGTAATAATTAAATCGTGGTTACGGGAAACGAGATTACCGCGTTCTTCATTGTCTAAATAATAATAGTTTGAATAACATTCAAAGTTATAGTTACCTGCATCCGGGCCCCAGTATATACGTAATTCTACGTTATGGTAATGTAAAGCGACTATGGGTAAAGCACACTGTGGACCTTCACAAAAAAAGAATCTAAATGGATAAAAATACGAGCGTGCGCTTACACCTGGGTGTGTACCTATAGCACTTTTTGAGACGTTCGTTGCAAATGTATCAATAGCTATTTTTTCGGTAAAGATGGCATCTTGTGTATCTATGACCTGACCACCAATAAGAAGTTCAACTTTATCGATAAGTGTATCCCAGCGTTGAATATCGAGTGCTTGTGCGTTATTATCTATAGTAAGGTACGTATACCCTAATAAATCACCCGTTCGGTCAAACCGAATAGATGACATGGAATTGCCTTTCACAGACCCTTGTATAGTCTGTTTTTCTACGGACTGTGAAAAGTTAGAATGCCTTTTAAACGTTGATGTAAAAAAAGATATTTCTGGTTCACCCATAATGTGTTCATCTTGAGCACCTATGGCGATGAGTTGAACAATACCAGAAGACATTTATAATAAGAAAAGTTTAAAAATATGCGTTATTTACTGCCCTGTAACGAATGGTAAATTTTTTTGTTTACATACGAATTTAAAAATAAAAAAGTTATCATCTGTACCCTGTATAGTATTACCATCTTGGTTAAATAATGTAAATGTTAATCGGTCTATTTTTCGTATAGGTGTTGAATATTGTTGAACGACTGGGTAGTTATCTTTGAAAATAATTTGCGATACTGTGCCACCACCACTTATCAAACTTCCAAATGAGTTGTTTACTTTAGATATAACTTCCTGATTTTCATACCCATAAATATTTGATGTTCTTTGTGAATAATTCGTATCGAGTTCGTTCACAGAAATATAACAAACGTTAGAATTTGTAGTTGTAATTTGTGCAGCTACAAGTCTCGCCTGAACAATATTTTCTAGTGTTTGTTGAAGATGAACAGTAAACGTATTCTTACTTAACTGACCTATAGTATCAACTGTAATCGTATGATACTCGTGTTCGAAATCAGGTAAAGATGACTGACTAGTCACTAAAGCCATTTATATATACCGGAGATTTTACTTCATCTTATAACCCGCTTGTTCCTGGACGAGTTTTTGACCGTTGCATACACCACCAACACTATTCGAATAGTAAGCGGTTTTCAAACATTCTTCCGATGATGGAATGTCAAACAACGAACCCGTGTTTACAGTTTCGATTTCAATTTCTTTGCCCTGGTATCCACTGGTACGAAACATCGTGAGGACACACAAAAGGAGTACGACTATAAGCATAGCTCGAAGAGTATTTTTGTTAGTGGAGTTAAGTTTCATTTATATTGAAACAACATTTTTTATAAAGTGCGTTAAAGAGAATAGAATAGTTTCAATATAAAGAGTAATGGACGGAGAGATTATTCTTGATCGTAGAGATACAAATATCATGAAACTTGATGATAACGAACAGGCTTTGATGAATGAAATAGAGATTGAAGTTCCTAGATCTCAGCCTGTGAAAAAACAAATTACGCGTATGAAGACGCAGTTTACGCCACCCCAACCACAGGTGTTTCAGGAAGACATGGATTCATTTGTTAATCCAAACAAACAAACACCCCAGTCGGCACCGGCTATTCAGGAAGAACCAGTCGACTATGGTGAATACGAAGATGACGAACCTGAGATGGACTACGGGGGAGGAGGTGGTGGGTATGCCGTGGAGGAAGAAGAAAAACCATCCCCTGGTTTTAAAACAATAGACGAAGAGAAAGCCGATTTAGTTAATAAACTCGGACGTTTGGAAAAAAAGGGGTTTACTGTAAACAAGCGTTTGAATGTTTATTCCCCTATAGATGAACTTAGAAACGAAGTTAAGCGAATTACATATAGTATAGATGTTGATAAATCAATTAAGTTTTCGAGACGTATGCTTATCGCGTGTACGACAGGTCTTGAATTTTTAAATAAGAAGTATAACCCATTTGAGATTCAACTCGATGGATGGTCTGAAAATGTTATGGAAAACGTCGACGATTACGATGAGGTTTTCGAGGAGTTATACGTGAAGTATAGAACAAAAATGCACGTTGCACCAGAAATCAAACTTATTATGATGCTTGGTGGTTCGGCGATGATGTTCCATTTAACGAATAGTATGTTTAAATCCGTCATGCCAAACATGAATGACGTGATTAAACAAAATCCGGGACTCGTTCAGAACATGATGACCGCGGTTCAGAATACGGTTCCAAAATCTCAGCAACAACAAACACCTGAAACCGGTGAACGACGCGAAATGCAGGGACCCGGTTTCGACATTTCGAGTCTTATGGGTAACATTATGATGCCACCAACACCACCTATGAATACGACGAGTATTGCACCACAGGAACCACCGAGTGTAGACGACGATGACGACGACGTTTCGGATATAGCTGAAGCTCCAACGGAAGAAGGTGAAGGTGAAGACGGCGACGTTCGTGAAGTGAAAGTTTCTCAGACCAAGGGTAAACGTGGACGAAAGAAAAAGTCGGTCGAAATTAATTTGTAAAATATAGTATAAATGATAGGTTACTGTCCTTTAGACGAAGATCCTATTGAAAGACCGAGGCCTTCACAACAGGTACCAGTCCCAGTCCAGGAGAATCGTAAAAATTCTACTGGTAGAGAAGAAGATACCGAGTGTAATTACGTCGTGTTGTTTTTCATTGCGGGTGTTATTGCCCTAGCTATCATGGATTCATTTCCACGAAAGTAAGTAAACTTTCTACCATTGTGACTTTTTCCAGAATGGTAAAAATTAGTTATTTTCAAGTACAGAAACGCGTGCTAATAAATCGGCGACTTGTGTTTCGAGCGTTGCGACCTTTGTTTTTTCAGTCTGTAATTGTCTATCAACTTCCTGTAAAGCGGCAGTTGAAACTGCCCATATAGCATCTTTATTCAAATGATGAAAATCATTTACTTGTTCCCCCTTTATAAACGCGTTCGTAACATTACTAAACTCTTCGGTATTTTCTATTGTTATAACATTACTTCCAGAAAATGAAAGTACATTACACTTTAAATATTTATCCTCATCTGTAATAATGTTTATAACAGATGTATTTGATAAACTTAATTCTTCTACAAATGATTCTAAAGTCAATTCAACTGTGTTATTATCGATGACACTTACATTTGAGTTTCTTAGTATGTTTGGTATATCTCCTTCACCTATCGTAACCGCGTACGGTAAAACGTTCGCGACTTCTTGGGCGATAAAACCGTAAACATTACTTGTCCCTCTATCTTTTTCGTCGATATAATTGTATATTTTGGGTTCGAGAAGACGAATTTTATCGAGTGCAGAACTATCGTTTATATCGGTTATATTCTTTTTTATTCGACGATCTGAAAATGCATTAAATTCATCAGCTGCAATTCTTTGATTTGCATATATGGAATAAAGGTTAGTTCCAGTCGTCGTTATCTGACCCATCGCACCATATCCGTAGTACATGTAACGATTTAAGTAACTACCATAATACCCATTAATTTCTAACTTGGCTCGCGTGAATGAATTTCCACCTATATTTACCTGACCCGAGCTTCTATAAATGTTAGACCCAGACGTTGTCCAAGTAAACGTTTGTGCGACACCATTAATCCTGAAACTACTACCAGTAGACATGTTAATATCACCATCGACATCTAATGTATACGATGGAGACGTTGTTCCTATACCCACATTACCATTATTATAGTATACAGTCGTACCTGACTGTGTCCAATAAATACTACCACCCGATACTGTCGTCCAAGTTGGTGTACTACCCGGTCCATTTGTTGTGAGTACTTGACCTGCACTACCTACACTACCATTTACACTTAGTTCACCCGTAAAGTTTATATCACCATCAACATCTAAACTATAAAATGGTGTTGATGTTCCTATACCTACAGAACCAGATACGTAATATACATCTGTACCTGACTGTGTCCAATAACTACTACCACCTCCACCACCAGAAACTGTCGTCCATGTTGGTGCACTACCTGGTCCACTTGATGTAAGTACTTGACCAGATGTACCTACACTACCATTTACACGCATTTCACCTGTAAAGTTTGACGTACCTGCGACGTCGAGATCATATTCCGGAAAACCTGTTCCTATACCCACATTACCGGTATTATAATAAATATTTGGAGAAGTTCCGTAAAATCTAATTTCATCTATTGTTATAACACTAGAATAGTAAATAGTAGCACCCGTTCGAGGGTTAGTACTTGAATTAACATATTCCATATCTTCACAAACTAACCTAAAATAGGAATAAGCAGTGGTGTTAGTAAACGATATAGTTGTGTATTGTCCCTGTGTATACGTTTGATTCGTGAAACTATGTATTTCTGTCCATGTGGATCCATCGTTACTTCCTAAAAGTTTACCAGTTCTGGGACACTGCTCATTACTAGTAGAAAAAGGTAAAATATCTATTTTATTTGTAATTATACCAACTGGTGTTTGTACCTGTACCCAATCCCCATTTACTGTTAAACTTCCATTATATGTTGTAGATGTAGTACCATTGTAATAACTACCAGTAGAACTTCCTAAATAATTA